GTCGTGATGGCCATTTCAGGCGTCACTACTATCTTCATCCATCGGAGCGTGATGGGTCAACGCTGACATTAATATCCATAATCTTTATCGAAGATAATGTCAAGAATCGGATTACAAACACGGTCACCAACGCGGGCGTCACGTATTTGGAGCGCTAGCTCCTCCAATCTCCACGGTTCGACTTTATATCTACGAGCAATGAACTCAATATTAATTCGAGCATTGCGAGATTCAAGTCGGTCATGTCTGTCAACATTTTTAATGTCGATCCGTTGTTCTACAATGTGAGTTTTGAAGGCGTCATGTATTAAATGGTTTCCGCAATGAACACGCCCTCTGACAATCTCACTATTGTACAATCTTGCTCTGTGATATTTGTCCCCGTCTCTCTTTCCGCCAGGAAATTCACCCTTGCACATGCCGTAACCTCGAAGCCAGGGGCCAAGATTGAGCCAAGTGGTAACTCGACCATTGACATATGTAGGGGAGTATTTTAGAAACTGTAAATCTTCATCACAGGTACACAAATCCGAACGCACAAGGTAACCTGCTTGTTCCGCTGCAAGTTGCAGTATACGACCTACAACCTCCGGAGTTCTATCAGAAACACGAGGCATCAACTTTGTGATGCACAAAAAGATGAGAGTATTCGCCATATTATTCACGGAAGTGGTCAAAACTGACCCAGAATATAACACGTGACCTCTAGGTTTGAAGTACAATTTTTCCCTTCGATTTGCACTCCGAACAACACATTTCATCTTCAACTGTTTAAATGCTCCAGCCACATCATGACTAAAACGAGGGTCAACATCAATAGCATCCCTCAAAGCATGGAAGACAGGATCATAATTAGAACCATCGCATGCAGATATATCCATATTCCAACAGTACGTTTTGCCATCGTTACATCTAACACCAACACAGGAATCATCGGAGAAGTACGTAAAAAAGAGATCATCAGTCTCCATTAAATTGGAAAAAGCGTACTCCAATAAATTCTCATTGGGTTCTTTAATAAAAACTGACGTCATACCGTTGACAACATATGGTTGTGCAAACACCTCTTTGACGAAATCCATGTAATAACCAAGTTTTGTAGAACCAGGGGTTGTTAGATCCCCAATCCCTCTTAGATACTTCCCATCTGCTAAGAGCTCACCAGGTTTAGGTTTGTACTCGACTTCGCCAACCCTGGTAGGGTGTTTATCCCTACCATCCATAATAATGGAATTCCGTGAACGTACACGCAATTTCTTCTTGATGTGTGGAGCATCAGTCCAAATATTACGCAATTCTTCAGAATCACCACGATCTAAAACAACAGCCCGTAGCCGTCTTGAAAATTCTGAGCTCCAACTTTGGATCTCACTCCCATAATTTCTACGAAACAACATCTGATTCGTTTTCAAACGCTCATGCAACAAAGGAATATCAGGCTTACGCTTAGATGTGAGTCTACGTACACATCCAACAATGCCGTCATTATCGCATTTGTACATATTTGTTTTTGACGAAAAGATTGGTCCAGCAACAGACCGATACTCATTATTTATGGAAGGATCACCTTCAATTGGAGTGAAGGATATGTCACCTCGTAAACGATCCCAGCACTGCTTGGGAAACGCGGTAACTTTAAAACGCCCATTGTATTCGTATGGAGCACTCAAAGAAGCCTTAACAGGAATAGCTTTATGGAACTCAATAGGAACAGTGCATACAAGGGCGTTCCCCCTTACTCAGTATTTCATATTCTCAACTCCGCGCACAGACCCAACATTGAACTGCTTCTCCACAAAGCGAAGTTCAACTATCTGCTGATAAACGTAAATGGCGTCCTGCATGACCCTG